GTAGTTCATGAAGTGGGAGATAAATTTATCAGAAAAGTTGATAAGAAGCTGGCCGATAAGATAAATAAAAAGTTTCTTGTAGAGAATGAGCCGATTATTTTAAAGGCAGGAGATAAATTCTTTGATTTTTCGGCAGCTCGTAATTGTGCGGCATCCTTGGCTTCCAACGATATGGTTTCCATGCCCGATGCAGATGAGGAGTTCACCAGTTTTAATATCGAGCGGCTCGAGGAATTAATCAGAAATGGAATAGAACAAATAGAGTTCAATTTTGTTTTCGCTCATGATGAATTCGGAGGAGAATCTATTAAGTTCATCCAATGCAAATTTTATGACAGAAGAAAGTTGCATTGGGAGGGAATTATTCATGAAGTATTGCAAGGAAAGGCCAAGCGGGTGACTGTTCCTGAAGAAGTTCTAAAAATTGAGCATTGGCAAAACCCCACGCAAAACAGAGCGGGTTATCTCAAGGGATTAGCTCTGGATTGCTATCTTAATCCAGGAAAGGATAGAAATTCTCATTATTTTGCGAGGGAGCTTCTCTGGAATGGCAGGCCATACTCGGCTATCAAAGAATTCAAAAGGCATATTTCTATGAACGGATGGCTCACGGAACGGGCTCAATCCATGATATTTATCGGAGACGCTTGTGGACAGATAGGCCAACCAGCGGAACAAGTGGAGTGGTATAATAAATCTTTTTACCTGGATAGCTCTCGAAGAGAAGCTCTTGTTAAATTGGCTCGCTTCTATCAGCACAATAACAATCCACAGGCAACGGCTTGTTATGCGGCAGCGGCTATGGAAATTCCTTGGACTGGATTTTATGCCAATAACATGGCTCATTACCAAAATGAACCCCATGAGATAATGTATTGGGCCAAAGGTTGGATGGGACAAATTGGAGAAGCCCAAACGCATCTTCTCAAGGCTCTTGATTATCAGCCTTTTAATGCTAATTATTTAAGGGATACCAAGTATTATTTTGAGTATCCTGACCAAGGGATAGAAGGCTGGATGACATTTAAAGAACTCTCCTGGCTTTATGATATGGCAAAACAGGTTGATACCATAGTCGAAGTCGGAAGTTGGAAGGGAAGAAGCACTCATGCTCTTTGTTCTGGGAACAACGGAAAAGTGATTGCAATTGACCATTTTAAGGGTTCAAAGGGAGAGGAGAGCCAACATAGGGAAGCTGAGACTAATAGGGTTTATAAGGAATATCTCAAAAATGTTGGGCATTTTTCTCACCTGAAGACGATGAAGATGACCAGTGAAAAGGCTGCCAAAAAATTGAAAGGAAAGAAGTTTGATATGATTTTCATTGATGGAGAGCATACTTACGAAGGTGTGAAAAAGGATATTAAGCTTTGGAAAAACAAGGCTCGGAAGATTCTCTGCGGGCATGATTACAGTCCGAAATGGCCAGCGGTGGTACAAGCGGTGAAGGAGAGCTTGGGTGAAGTTGAAGTCCACGATACTATTTGGATAAAAAGATTATGATACCAAAGAGGATATTTTCAATTTGGCTCAATGAAAAAAAGGAGTTTCCTCCTTTAATGGAAAGATGCATTAAATCGCATAAGCTTCCTGGTTATGAACATAGATTGATTACTCTGGATAATTGTTATCGAGGTTCCCGTTATGTAAATGAATGTTTAGCTTCCAAAAACTGGGTTAAGGCATCTGATTTTTTGCGGATGCATTATTTGTATATGGAGGGAGGAATATATCTTGATGCTGACATGAAAGTTCTCAAAAATTTTGATGATATGCTTGAGAACAAGCTTTTTGTTTGTCGGGAAGAAAATAACTTTATTGCCAATAGTGCTGTAGGCTCGGTTAAAGAACATCCACTTCTGGGAGAATATTTGAATACGGTGGAAAACAACTATCGGGGGGATGGCAACCTTATTTTTGAGGTAGGAATGGGACTTTTCACAGATTTTATTTATAAAGCTGATGTGGATAAGATGGGGATAAAGATATATGAACCTGAATATTTCTTTCCATATAATCACCAGACAGGCAAAATAAACAAGACTAAAAATACTAGGGTCTGGCACTATTTTGCCAAATCATGGGTCAAGGAAGATTTGCCCATGGTTTCTATAGTTATTCCAACACTAGGGAGAGAAGAAAAGCTCAAAGGGCTTCTTGAGAAAATAAAGGAGAATGCTGATTACCCGAATTATGAGGTGATAGTAGAAAGGGATAGTTTTAAGAATAGGCAAGGGGCTCCTAAAACTTTCAAAAAAGGTGTTAAGCGTTCCAAGGGTGAGTTGGTAATGTATTTAGGGAATGATTGTGTTCCTGAAAAGGGGTTTTTAAGATTGGCTGTTGACAAAATGATGAATACATTTCCTGATATGGATGGGTTGGTGGGTCTCAATGATGGATATTGGAAAGGGGAAGTGGCAACTCATTTTTTAGCTTCAAAGAAATTATTATAGCTATATGCCAAAAGGGTTAAAGGGTTTTCAGATTGGTAATAATTTTGGTAAAAATAATGGACAATATGAAGGAAGAGTACCATGGAATAAAGGACTTAGGAATGCTTATAAAAGAAAGCCTCATTCTGACCTGACCAAAAGAAAAATAGGAACTGCTAATTCTATAAAACAAAAGGGTAGGCCTAAACTGTGGTTGCGTAAGGATAAACATCATATTGATGAGAGCAAAATATGGAGAACAAGAATAGAATATCGTCTATGGCGTGAAGCAGTGTTTGCTCGTGATAATTGGACTTGCAAGAAATGTAATAAAACTGGAGGGAGAATACACCCACATCATATATTTAATTTTGCTAATTATATTGAATTAAGATTTGCAATAGACAACGGAATCACCCTGTGTGTTAAGTGTCATAAAGAATTTCATAGAATATATGGCAAAAAAAATAACAATAGAGAACAATTAGATGAGTGGCTTTACCAAAAAACAGCTTGATAATATAAAAAAAACTGGTCGTTCAGGTTATCTTGGAGGTGAATTCTTTCATACTGGTTATTATCATACGGGGTGCGATAATGAGCTAACGGAGAGATGTCGAAAGATAGGTAAATATGTTTGGTGCGAAGAAGCAAAGATTAATCATGACCATCCTGTGGCGAAAGGATTTAGGGACGATGATATGGATAAAGTCTATAAATTGGTTTACCATAAAAAGAGAATGCAGCATGATTTGGAACTTTTGGTAAAAAGAGGCCGAGAATTAGGGTTTGATGTGAGGAGTTCCTTTTCTTCTCCTCGAGTGTTTCCAATGGTTCACCCCTCTTATGATTTAAGATTGAGACTCGCTAATCCTGAGGGGCTGAAAGTCCTTAATGTGGGTGTGGGAGAGGGAAACAGCGGTATTGCTTCGCAGATTCCTTTCTTTAGATTTAAGCAATTGGACCACTTGGATATCCATAAACCTTATCTTGACAAAGCTAAGAATGTTATTTGGGATGCCGAGAAAGTTAATTTTATTCATAAGGATATACGGAAGTATGATTTTTCCAAGTATGATTTAGTGCTTATATTTGATGTTTTGGAACATTTACCTAAAAAAGAATCCCTGAAAATACTCAAAAAGATAAAGATGGGCATTATTTTTATTCCGCTCGAGAAACAATTTCGGGAGAATGTTTTTGGGGCAAAATCCCAGGACCACCTTTCTCTTTGGAAAGAAAGCGATTTCAAGGGATTTCGCACAGAATTACTCAAAGATTTTCACTCAGATGGGAAAAATACTTGGGATGCTCTTTGGGCTATTAAGGGAATTTAGAATTATATCTTGACAAACACGAAAAAATCCTTATTATTATAAGTAGATAATACGGACTTGTGGGAGTTTGCTGGCTTTGTTTAGCAGACCTTTAGGGTATACTTCCCACAAGTCCTACCCTACAAGGTCTCTAAGCATAGCTAACAAGCTATGCTTTTTGTGAATTAGATGCGGTTTGCTAGTGGCTGAATAATCCCCGTGCTATGGGATAAGGCATTGTTCTTCCTGCTAATGGCCAAATGGCTGAGGCGGATGGAAACAAGTAACGTAGGCAAACTCCAAAACGATTTAACATCGAATATGGGCAGTAGCACAGGCTGAAATTTGGAGGAAAAGCTCTAACCCAGTTATCCTTTTTAGTAAACCGCATCTAGTTTATAAAACCTCATGCCATATCCTGGAATCCCGAAAGAATTAACACCTAAGATGGATAGGTGTGTAAAAAAGGTAATGAAAGACGGCAAATCAAAATCGTCCGCTATTGCTATTTGCAAAACATCAATTATGAGCCAGAAAGAGGAAAAGAAAGAAAAGCCCCATAAAGTTGTTTCTGATAAAGATTACAGGTTTGTGATGTTTTCCAATAGTGCTATTGAGGGCAAAACGCTTGATACNTCCAAAGAAGGAAAACTTCTGAAAGATGTGGATATTTTTAAAGCAGGCACTTATCGGGGGATAGAATTTAAGAATTCGGCTTTGGATAAGATGGTAGCCAATTTTTATTTTCTTAAATCCCATGGAATATTTACGCATGTTCCCGTGAGAGCAGACCATCCTAGTTTTTTCGGGATGGGTGATGTAATTGATAAGGTTGGAGGATATATTGCGGATTTGAAAAGAGTGGGTAAAAAGCTGGTGGCAGATTTCAGAATTACCAATGAGAAGATGCTTGAAAAAATAAAAGAGGGGACTTATGTAAATCGCTCGGCTGAAATCGGAACCTATGATGATAACAACGGAGTTATTTATTCCCCAACTTTATTTGGAGTGGCCTGGGTAGATATCCCGCAGGTTGAAGGACTGTCTCCCAAATTTCAATACAATAAAAACAAGGAAGATTCAATAGAATTAATAAACCTTAATAATCCAAACAATATGTCAGAAGAACAAAAAGATGTTTTCCCGCCAGAAGAGGAAAAAGCTGAAGATACTCCCGTGGAAACTCCTGAAGAAAATCCTGGAGAAGGAGAAGCACCTGTAGAAGCAGCCGGAGAGCCCGAAGGAGGACAGCCTGCGGAGGAAACTCCCGCTGAAGTTCCTGCGGAGGAGCCAACTGCGGAAGAGCCGAAGGAAGGAATGAAAGAAGAAATTGCTTCTTTCCAGAAAATGTTTCCCAAGGAATTTCAGGAACTTCAGAAAGCCAGAGAAGAAACCTTTACGGGATTTTTCTCAAAGCTTGCTTCTGAGGGAAAGATTGTTCCTGCTATGAAAGAATCAGAAATGAAGTTTGCGAAAACTCTTTCTGAAACACAGTTTGCTCTTTATAAGGAGATAAAAGAAAAATCTCCTAAGGTGGTCGAACTTGATAAAGAGCCAGTCGAAGGTGAAGAACCTGCGACTCCAGAAGCAGGGGAAACTCCAGAAGCGGAAACAAAAGCGGCGGAAGAAAGAGCGGACAAATTCATTGATGAAACTAATTAATTAATATCTTAATAAAGGTATGAGAAGCTTTACACCAGCTAGCGGAATCCTTATCAAGGAATATTTGGCTTCCCAAGAGGGGACGCAATTCGATAGTGCTACTATTGATGCGGATGCCGTATCCACGGTGGATTCTGATAGCAAGAAGTACATGAACAAAGGAGTCGTTCTGGCGAGAATCACCTCTCCCGCTACGGCTTCAGGGCTTGTGGGACCTTATGACCCGACTGCAACTGATGGTCGAGAGTTGTCTTACGGTATAGTCGGCATAAATGACACCTTCGCTGACCTTTCGGAAGGCGATGTTGATTGCGGTGTCTTGGTAAAAGGAACAGTTAAAGAATCTAAGATTCTTATGGGTGCTGCGGATGGTGCGTTGCCTCCGACTTACAAGGAACTTCTTAGAAATTCTGTGTTGGACATAACTTTCAAATAATTAACTAACCTCAGGATATAAAATTATGAGTCAGAAATTAGACGTTTATGGTTTGGACCAAAAGACGATGACCTCAGTTGTTCGCAAGNTGGAGAACAAAGGCGGCCAAAAAATTGGTCTGGACTTTTTNCCGTTTTATGACTCTCCTACAGAGGAAACAATGTGGGATATAGTCAAAGCGGTAAATCCATTGGCGAGCTTTCGGGCAGTCGATGGAGAAGCAGAACTGGTTGGAAGGCAAGCTTTTGATAGAGCGTATGCCGATGTGGTCAGCATCGCCCGCAAAGAGCGGTTCAACGCCTCTGATTTGAGAAAAATCAGGGAGGCTGGAATGCTTCCAGTTGTTGACGGGAATGTTTCTCTTATTTCCCAAATGGCCCAGGAGGCCAAGCGGAAAATCAGAGGGGCTCTCGACAGATGCCGAACTTCTATTGATAATCGGTTGGAATGGATGCAAATCAACGCCCTTCTGGGTAAGATTACCTATAGCGGTAATGTCAAGTTTGATGTTGATTATGGGATAACGGCTGGCCAGACTGGTGCAGCTCCGTCAATCCTCTGGAGCACGATTGCTTCGGCAACTCCGCTTGATGATATCCAGTCATGGCAGACAACTGTTCTTGATAATTGCGGAATTCTTCCCGATACGATTATTATGAGCCGCAAAGCTCTCCGCTATATCATGAACAATNCGGCTCTTCGGACAATCATGCAGTACACCAACCCGATGCTGTCCCTCTCTAAAGCAAAGGAAAATATNGAAGATAACGCCAGTATCAAAATTNTTCTCTATGATACGATGTATACGNATGAGGATGGAACGACTACCAGCCGAATGCTTGCGGAGAATAAGATTATCATGCTTCCTTCAAAGGCGATTCTTCCCGAAGGTGTCGGCGATACCGCTCGAGTGTCTCATCCGCTTAGCGGATATACTCCTGGATATTACACATGGAGTGAGGAAAAGAAAGACCCGTATGGAGTTTATGTCGGAGTTGGTCTTGACGCTTTCCCGAGAATTAAGCATCCAGAAGTATTGTTCAATGCAACTGTATTTTAATTAATATAGTTTGACAACAATCGGATAAAGTCACCCCTTATGACTTTATGTACAGGGTCTGTCCTAGGCCCTGTGATAAGGCCGTAATCAAATTTATGTTTTTCAAAAGGATTCACGTGGATAATAAAGGAGGAGTATTCTTGAGGCTTTTTCGGATGGAGAAAAGTTCTCCCGTGAAGACCGCTGAGAAGAAAGAGGCCAAATGCGATGTTTGCGGGTTTGTAGCCAAAACAGAAAGCGGCCTTCGACTTCATAAGATGAGAAAACATAAATAATTATGGCAGGTACATATTCAAACGATAATGATGCGGAAAGGAAATATTCTCATTTAACTATCCCTTCAAAGGTTGCTGTTTCTGATTTCCGAAATGACGCTTATAACTATATCAACAGCAAGTTAAGGAAGTTATATAAGATTCCTATTGATTCAACGGATGTCACTGATAAAGGAATTCTCAAACTTATTGAATCTGGAATAACAGCGGGAAATGTACTTCTGGCGGTGGCAGCGGTCCATGAAGCGGAAGGTGTTCACAAGTATGGAAAAAGTTTGGTGGATGCGGCTGAAGAAAAGTTGACCATGCTTGAAGAACAGGAAATAGTCCTCACGGGTGCGACCAGAGATACGCTCAGTGCGGAAGATATGGCAGATGCTCCTATGATGTCTGGTTCATCGGCAGATGATTTTTCAACCTTCGACAGGCCAATGTCTGGGGTAGAGAATGATAATATAGAGGGAAGCGTTGATGCTGAAGCCTATAATGAGGTTGAGGATAATCAAACATTATGATAGAGATAACGCTTACTGGCCAAGCTCAGGTTCAAAGTTTTCTCTCTAAGCTCTTTTCCATCGAAATAACAATAGCCGAGTGGTTCAAGTCTGGAGATGCTGACCAGATAATGCAAGCCAGCTTTGAAAAGAATTTTTCTTCTCAGGGCAGACCTTCCTGGGCGGTACTTTCCGAAGAAACTAATAAGGACAGGGTGCGAAGAGGTTTCGGGAAAAGCCCAATTCTTTTTCGGACTGGAAATTTGCGGGATGAGGTGACTTCTATCAAAGGAGAAATATCTATCGGTTCCAGGCAAGTTTCCATTCAGTGGGGAATTGACCAGCTTCGAGGGGAAGAAAAGGTAAAGTTTAGAGCTCACCAGTCTGGGGAGGGAAAATCGGGACAAGATTTGCCTCAAAGAAAAATGATTGGTTTTCAAGAAGAAGACCGAAGAAGGATTATTACTGCTTTAGGAAGGTGGATTTATAGCCAATTCAAATGAGAAATAAGATTTTAAATAATATAAAAGACGGACTGGATGAAACTCTCGGCAAAGATTCCATAGTTTATGATGATTTACTGATTGAAGATGTCCATAATAGGTTGCCCGACAGTGTAATGGTAAACTATTTCCTTGGAATCAATATCGACAGAGGAAGAAATCTAAGCAGGGAAATAGGAAAAATATTTCCAGTGGTCAACAACTATAATTGCAATATAGTGATTATGGTCAAGAACGCTGATTATGATATTGGGCAAACTGAACTGGATACGATTTACAAACGAGTGTTGAAATATTTCATAGACGATACGGGAAATCTTAACGGACTTTCCGATACAACCGCTGGGATAACAGAAACTGTTATTTCGTATAATCTTGAAGATTTTGATTATATAGAAGGGAAAATGAAGACGGGCGGATTAGGCCATGTCTGCACTATCTCTCTTTCTATAAAAACGCATTTAACTTCTTAATTAGCTAAAAATTATGTACACGGCTGAAATGGGGTATGTGGGACTNGCCAGACAGGATGTCAAGGGGACTTTCAAAAATCCTACTGATTACATGAAAGTCATNAGCATTGACCTTAATCCTGANGGCGAAAAACTCATTCCTGACCCCGAAATAGCGTATAACACAGGAAAAGATATTTCAGAAATTCACCAGGGAACCTACAAGATTTCTGGTGCTATCGAAAGTTATGTAAGGCCCGAGGCTATCGGAGTTTTATTTTGGGCGGCTTTGGGAACCTGGACTGCTTCTGGCTCACTTGGAAGCGGTGCTTATCTGCATAATTTCATTCCTTTAGTTTCTGGTTCTCTTCCTTTTATCTCCATCAAAAAGTCTGTTTCTGAGGATATGCAGATAGTTCACTATACAGATTGTAAAGTAGAAGGATTTACCATTGAGATTAATGATTCTGAATTTGCCAACGCTTCTTTTGACATTGTTGGAATAAGCGATGTTTATGGAGCGGGAACAGTTCCAACATTTGAATCAGCTCCTCTTCTGGTGGCGACCAAAGCGACTGTTAATATCGAAGGAGTAGTGGTATCAGCCAAGAGTGTTTCAATTGAATGGAAAAATAACTTGGTGTCTGATGACTTCCGAGTAGGAACTAGAACACTTGGCGATATCACTGAAAGGAGGCGTGAGTTGGGTGTCAAGATGGATATTGTCATAGACACTACTTCTGACCTTTATCGTAAAGCTTTCTGGGGTGCGGCTGGAGCGTCTGCGGCAGGATACAATGTTTATGCTTCAAGCGTGGATATAGTTCTTGAGAGTCCTACCAATATCAGTGTCTCGGCTCTTCCCTACAAGATTCTTCTTCAGATTAAGAATGCTACCTTTATGGCAGCTCCTTTACCTGCTTCTGGAGATGACCTGGTGATTATACCGCTTGAGCTCAAAGGAACAAAGTCTGGGTCGAATAATATCTTTGAAATCCATGTCTGGAACTCCAAGACTGCTTATTAAGATTTAATATATCTGCTGGGGTTGGCTGATGTTGATGACGGCCTTCCCCAGCATCATCAACAATCGTATGGGTGAAATTTATTTCGGAGTAAAGAAGACCAAGAAATTCTTTCTTGGTGACGACAAGGAGCAGTGGATTGAGCATAAAAAGCTCAACGAAGGCGAGCGTTCCACTTATCAAGATTCAGTGGGTGGAATTGTAAAGATGGAAACTGGAACAGGAAAAGCAGAAATGGAAGTTAAAACTGGAAGGGACCGCAAAGAGCTTTTGAAGATTGCGGTCTGCGGATATAACGTCAATGTGTTAGATGAAGCTGGAGCGGAAATCGTAAAGAATATTTTTGACCAAGCTGAATGGGATAAACTTTATTCGGAAATGGATAGTGATATCGCCGAATCTCTCTATCAAGATATTATGGAATTCAATGGTTGGCTGAAAAAAAAATAATTGATGGAGACAAAAGAATAGAATTGACGACTAAAACTAGAGCTTGGGCTCGAGGGCAAAAGATATTGAATCCTCCGCCCGAGCTTGTTTTGTATATAAACTGCAAAAACTGGAATTGTTTACCTGATAAAGGCGGATGGTACGACCAAAATCCTTATGTGTGCGATATATTCAGTTTCATAGATGATATCGTATCCCAGGAAGAATCAAAAAGAGCGAAAAAATCAATGTCTAAATCAAAACAATAGAGCATGAAAAACGATTTGACTATACAATTGAATTTTCTCTCCACAGGAGTTGAGAAAATTAATGAGGCAACTTCAGCTGTTCAGCGTCTTGATAGTGCCACGAGAAGCACTGCTTCAGGAGGAGGGCTGGATAGGCTGGGGAAAACCCTTCAATCTACTGGTTCTCGCCTTAATGTATTGGGTCAAAGAATGACTTGGATGGTAACTGTTCCCTTGGTTGCTTTTGGAAATAAAGCTATTGAAACAGCTCTCGATGTTGAAAAAGCCTGGGTAAGTTTTAGAAAAGTTTTTTCAGGAACAGAAGAAGATTTTATAAAGGTTCAAGTTGCGGCTAAAGAATTGTCAGATAAGTTTGGGAGGCCAATCGAGGATATTATCCAGGTGGTGACTGAGTTTAATAAAGCTGGTATAGAAGGTGCGGATAATCTTTCTAATCTTGGTAGAATTGCATCTGAAACAGCGGTAACTTTTGATATGGAATTAGCCGATTCTCTCGAAGGGGTAAAGTCTGTAATGATGGGATATGGCCTGTCAGTCCAAGACGCTGAACAAGCCATGGCGGATATAAATATTATTGCCGATAAGACGACAGCTTCTGAAAAAGGAGTTCTGGAAGTATTTAATCGAGCCGCTGGAACAGCCAGGCAGGCTGGATTTTCTATTAGGGAGTTAGCGGCTTCCCAGAGTGTGTTCGAGAAAAGTGCTATCCCTGCGGGAAGAGCTGGAAATGCCATGAAGAGTATTTTGGTCTCTCTTACAAAACAATCTAATATTGCCAAAGACCAATTTTTAGAACTGGGGATAAACATGTCTGGAGCCTCTTGGAGAACAGCGGATGCTAGTGCCAAGTTGGAAATACTAGCCAAGAAGTTTTTGGAAGTTAAGGCCAGCGGGGATAAGTTGAAATTGGCTGACCTTAATGAAGCCATGGCAAGCCTCGTTGGTAAATTCCAAGTGAATAATCTTAATGTTCTTCTTGAAGATATGGCTGCTAATTTTGATGATAATGCCGATTCTGTTTCACAGTTTTATGATGGTCTTAATGTAGCGGCTAATGCTACGGAAAACATGGCCTGGAAACAACAGCAATTGGATAAAGTCATGGGCTCTTCTCCCCAAAAGATGGCTCAGCTTGAACAGCAATATCGAAACCAAATGGTTATCATTGGAGAAAAACTTTTGCCCCTCAAGGTGAAATTAATGGAAACCTTAATAAAGCTTCTTGATTCTTTCAACAATCTTTCTCCAGGAGCCCAGGATTTTATAATAAAACTCGGATTAATAGCGGCAGCGGCTGGGCCAGTTTTGTCCTTTGTCGGACTTTTTACTTCTGGTCTTGGATTTTTAATGAATGCCTTGTCATTCATTGGAGGAGTTCTTGGCACTGTTACGGGAGCGGCTACCTCGACAGGAGCGGCGGCGGGGACAACAGCGACAGCCGTTGGTGGATTAGCGGCAGCTATTGGACCATTGGTTTTGGGAGCAGCTGTAGTGGCAACCGCGGCTCTTATTGTGGGGGCTATCATAGAATATAAAAACTTGCAGACTACTCTTGAAGGTTGTGCTAAAGCTGCTCAGGAAAATAAAGACAAGCACGATGCCCTTCAGCAAAAACTTAATACCATGGATACGGGTCCTCTCAGGGACCAACTCCAGAAAGCCAACAATGAGCACCAGGTTGCCATTGATAAAGTGAACGAAATAAACAAAAGATATTCTGGGCTCCCAGGGGTATTTAAGGCTGTTTGGGACCAAGTCAAAACATGGCTTGGGCAAGTAGTAAAGCAAGCTTCTCAGATGTGGGAAGAGTTTAAAACTTATATTTTTAATCTCTTCGCTTCTATTGGAGAATGGCTTATAACAAAATGGGAAGAAATAAAACAGACATTTTTTGGGGCTATAGATGCCATATCTAACTGGATTAAAGGATTTATAGAATATATGAAAGGCCAATTTTGGTATGACCTTGGATTTGTTATCGGAGCTATAATAGGTTTATTTATTGCGATGCCATTTCTCATTTGGGAAGGTATAAAAAAATTGTATGATTATGTGAAAACTGCTTTTAGTAATGCTTGGAATTATCTCAAAGAAAATGTTCCTATTTGGATTGACAATACTGTGAATTGGTTTAGTGCTCTCCCTGGAAGAGTTTGGAATGGACTAAGCTCTTTAGCAAGCAAAATAGGAAAGGCTTTTTCTGACGCTTGGGCATATTTGAAAGAGAATGTGCCAAAATGGATTGATGAAACCATAAAATGGTTTAAAGAGCTACCAGGGAAAATAGCAGATGCACTGTCTAATTTGGGTTTAGCAATGGTAAAAAAATTTGGAGAAGCATTTGATGCTGTTAAAAAAGCTATTAAAAATTTTATTGAAGGATTATCCTCGGGAATGAAATGGGCATTAGAACAAACTGGACTAAAATTTTCAGGAGGAGGGATTGTCCCAATGGTTTATGCCGCTAATGGATATTTAGCTAAAGGCAGAGATACGGTTCCTGCCATGCTTTCTCCCGGGGAGATGGTACTCAATAGAAACCAGCAAAATAGACTGTTTGATATGCTTACGGGAAAGACTCAACTTCAGGCTTCTGGCGGAGCAGTGGTGAATATTAATGTTGGAACGATGGTGGCTTCAAGGGGAGAACAGCGTGAATTTGCCAGACGCATAAAAGAATTATTAAACGAAGATTCTAACCGCTATTAATTATGGCTTGGGGAAAAATAAACAATTTAGAAATAGGGGCTCCTTCCAGTTTTCAGGAATTGAGGGATGTTATCGGCGGGTTTAATACCACTATGACTGGCTCTAGGAGAAGATATATTAAGGCGATAAAAAAATCCTGGAAAATTGGATATGATATTCTTACCAATACCGAATATCAGGCAATTGTAGATGAGTACGACACGCTAATTCCTTCGGGGCTTCAGATTGACCAACCCTATGCTACTTTTACAATTTATGATGAGCGGTATGTAGTCTCAGGGGAATGGGTACACATGGAAATAGGAGAACGAAATGTTATTCCAGGAACAGATTTGTTGTCCAATATTGAAATTACATTTTTGCAGCTATGACAATTATCCCATCAGGGCTTATCACGAATATGGAGGCCTACACCAGGCATCCTACGGTTAATCTCGGGGTTTCCTGGGATAATTCTTTGACATCAGGAGAATGGTTTCGGCTGGATGAATCATTCCTTGACTCTAATGGAATTCTTACTCTTACTCCTTATCTTGACGGGCAAGAAATTCAGGAAGTTATCACGGATGCTGATTCACGGGTCTATGCCGATGAATCTCAATATGTAAAAATGCTAGAGGGATTTTCCCAGCTTGTCGGAGACAATTTTCAATATGCCATGTCTGATATGGACTGTGAGTTGGATAATACTAATAATAGATTTACTCCACGGCAAGGAGCAAACAGGCTTGAAAATCCAGGGTTTGAGCTGTCTAAACAGCATTGGAATGAGTCAGTCGGTTCTGACGGGAGTGCTGTAGTGGATGAAGATAATGAAAAAACAGGTGTAAGATGTTTGCAGCTTAATAATCCAAGTGCGGAACCTGTTTATATTTTTTCAGATATTATCGAAACCAACGATGGGGATGTTACAAGCATTCCAGAATCATGGGTATATTCTGAATATGTGAGGGGAGCTGGAGCAGCTTCTCTTCAGCTAAGAGCTTTTTCACAGTCTAATAGCGGAGTTCAAAATATTTCTACGGGTCTTTTGGGAGGTGCGGCTTATAACATAACACTGGCTTCTGGTGAATGGGCCAGGTCGGAAATAGCATTATTGATACCATCTGGAACATTCTACTTGCGGGCCGTTATGACTGTCTCGGGAACATTTCTTAGGGCAGATGATGGACAGATGGAGCAAGGATACGTAGCGACTGAATTTGACCCAGATTTTATTGGAAATTTTATTGTTCCCAAGCGTTCCATAAAACTGGAAGTCGGGTTTAGTGATATAAATGTTCCGAAATTTGTTGGCTTGACCAACAAGATTATTCCTAAATTAAAGGAAGATTCTACCCAAATTTATGCTTATGATTGGGCCAATGCTCTCAGGGATAAGAAAATAATCGGAGTTTATTATGAGAATTACAGAACTGACCAGCTGATAGAGGCTCTTGGCGGACTGGCAGGGATAGATACTACCAAAATGAGCCTTGAAGTTGGAACATTAACAATAGAATTTGCCTGGTTTCCAGAAGGAAGTATTTGGTTTTATTTAACTCAAGTGGCAGAAGCTGAAGGTGGTAGAATATTTTTTGACGAGGAGGGAACGCTTATATTCTGGAACAGAACCCATTACAGTGATAACGACCCAGTTATTTATACATTTACTTTTGAAGACCATATACAGGATTTGAATTATGATGTCTCCAGCAGCAAAGTTAAAAACAGGATAGAAATAAAAGCCAGTCCTAAAAAATTGGTAGCTGATAAAATCATTTATGATTTAGAAGAAGTCCAATCCATAAATTCAGGTGCGACTCAAGAATTTTGGGGACAGTACGCTTATCTTAGTGAAAAATCTGTTCCTGCATTGAATATTGATACCCCTGTTATAGGATTAGATATCTTGGCGAATACTCAAGCGGATGGGCTTGGTGTAAATATTTCCTCATACATAGAAATAACCAGCATTGCCAAGTTCCAGGAATCAACCAAAATAAATTTAAAAAATAATTATGGGTCGACTGCCTACATCACTAAGCTCCAGATTAAAGGAGACCCGATTGCTACTAAAAGCCGCATTGAGGTTATTGAAGAAGATAATACCTCCAAAGCGTTATATGACACGCAAATTTTGCAGATTGAGAATGATTTAATTGATGATGAAGATTTTGCCAATGCTTTGGCAATCCAAAAACTGGCAGAATTAAAAGACCCGATGGATTTTATCACGATTGATGTAGTGGGAGTGCCGTATCTTCAGTGTGGAGATAAAGTTAGAGTTCAGCGTTCTTTTGACGGAGAGATGGAAAATTTTTATATAGTTTCCAATCGCTGGAAAGTAGATGATGATTTTACTCAGTCGCTGGAACTTCAAAAAAGAGTAATCGTTAATTAATATATTTAGTGCCTAAAATTATATATAAGAAAAATATAGATTTTTTTAAAAAGTGGTAGTCAGTCTTTTCTTAATGATATGAAAAAAATATTTCCAATTCTACATAAATTAAAAGATAGTATTGCTGTTAATACTAATAAGGCAATAGAATTTGGCAATTATGTCTATGCCAATCCAATAATTTTCTCAAGAAAATATAATGTTTTTACAAACTATATAAATCAAAAATAATATGAGCTGGACAACACCAAAGACATGGACATATAAAGAATCATTGGCCTCAAATGATATGAATGTCTATGTCAGAGACAATCTTAATTATCTTTATTCACTGGCTAATTCCTTGGTTCCTATTGGTACTATCTGGGAATGGACGACTGACACATCACCAGATGGATGGCTTTTTTGCCGAGGTCAGGCAATCTCAAGAACTGTTTATAGTGCCCTATTTGCCGTAATCGGAACTACCTACGGAGTAGGAGACGGTTCAACAACTTTTAATGTTCCTAATGGAGCAGGAAAAGTTTTTGTCGGCAAAAATTCTGGAGATGCTGATTTTGATACTTTGGGAGAAACTGGTGGAGCAAAAACTGTTACTCTGACTTCGGCTCAAATTCCTGCCCATACTCATTCTGGGACAACTGGGAATCAAAGTGCTGGCCATACTCATTCTGGAACAACAGGTGGACAGTCACAAGACCATACTCACAATGTAGGAAATATATGGTTAAATTCTGCTACTTTTACTCATAATCTTGGGACAAGCAACATTAATGCAAGAGCGGGGACAGCTACGACTGGAGGAGTTAGCCAGGACCATTCGCACAGTTTTACTACGGGAGGAGTTAGTGCTAATCACACCCACAGTTTTACGACTGACGGTGGCACTGGCGGAGGACAAGGACACAATAATCTTCAGCCCTATCAGGTGATAAACTTCATTATTAAATACTAAAAAGATGTCCTGGACAACTCCGAAAATATGGGCATATAAGGAAGCTCCACTATCTAATAATTTCAATACTTATATCAGAGATAATAATAATTATCTCAAGACTCTTTTAGATGCGATGGTTCCTATAGGAGCTCGGTGGATTTGGCCGACTGATGTAGCTCCAACAGGATTCCTTCTCTGCCAGGGACAAGCTGTTTCGAGAAGCACTTATTCAGCCTTGTTTGCAGTTATTGGCACTACTTATGGTGTAGGAGACGGCTCAACCACTTTCAATCTTCCAGATGCCAAAGGAAAGGTGGCGGTAGGAAAGGACTCTGCCCAATCTGAATTTGATGCTCTCGGAGAGACTGGCGGAGCAAAAACTCATACTTTATCAGCAACGGAAATGCCAGGCCATACTCATTCAGGAATAACAGGCACCATTAGTGCTGACCATACTCATAACTGTACCACTGGAGGAATAAATCAAAACCATACTCATGATATTGGAGGGGTGTGGATTAATGATGTTTCTTATACGGATGAACTTACCGGATTTGCGGATGATTCAAAATGTAACACGGATACTGGAGGAGTTAGCCAGGACCATTCGCACAGTTTTACTACGGGAGGAGTTAGTGATAATCACACCCACAGTTTTACGACTGACGGTGGTACTGGCGGAGGAGATTCTCATAATAACCTAATGCCCTATCAAGTTATAAATTTTATTATTAAATACTAAGCAATATAAAAAGGCATTCCCTATATGCCTTTTTATTGTGGGAAATTTTTACAGCCAGTATCCCACGCTGAAATTGAATCCTTCAAAAATAGTGCTTTCTGAAACTTTAGTGCTTTCAGTATAAAAGAAAATTTCTACTCTTTTTTTTCTCCAGTCTATTTTAACTTGAGTTACTTTAGTATCGCTCTCAATCCTCTTTTGCGGGTCTTCTGGGTCAGGTTTCATGAGGAATCTATCTACTTCATAAAATGGAACTCCGTTGGTGGTATAGATAGCGACACATTTTATTTTTCTTGCCATTTGATTGTTTTTCTAATTAAGTTATCCCATTCCACAGATATTTTATCCCAATTCAAATTTTCAAAGGCCCATTGGTAGGCTTTTTCCGTCATTTCCTTCACTTGTTTTGGTTTGGAATAAGCCCAGACAAGTTTTTTAATCATGTCTTCAATGTCAGTCACAGGACGTACTAAATTATTATCAATTGGTCCATTGCATATCAAATTGTTGGGATTATTTCCAGATTCGACCAGTAGACCTCTTTTGTCTGCAAGTATTTCCGATAAAGAAGTATTATCTGGAAAAATATTAATGGTTTTTGTTGCCATGGCCTCCACCATGGAAAGGCCGAATCCCTCTCCGAGGGTGGTGGAGATGTTAGCGTCAGCGATATTATAAAGTCCGTTAATAAAAGAATCTGGAAAAGTTATGCCTTTTTTATAGGTATCTGGATTGGGATAAAGCCAGTTGTCGTGAAGACCGATTGATTGGGCGATGTCAATAAGATTATATCCCATATAGTCGAAAACATCACAGTGGGTATAGAGGACAGCGTTGGGAATAATACTGTTGAAAACCTTAAAGGCCAAGAGAGTTTGGAACATACCCTTCCGCATCTGATTGCGGTTCACATTGACTATCAAGTAGCAATTTTTAAGGCTATTTTCCTTGAAGAATTTTTCTTTAAACTCTTTCTTGTCTTTTTCTGACATCTCATAAAAAGTGTCTTTGTCGAACCCGTGATAGATAACTTTATAGTCCCTCTTCACGAATTTTTCGCATTCCCTTTTGGCGTAATTGGTATAGGGAACAGCGATATTGGCAAAAGAGACTGACTGTTCAATCCACTCCTTTTTGGGAGCACAGTCAATCGGATAGTAATAAATCCATTTGAAGTTCCTTCCTTTTTGAAATACCTTTTTCTTTTCTATTTGCTTTGTTTCCGCATTGTATATTTCTTTTTCGGATACGAATCCGTCACGGAGTTTTTTTATTTGTTCTCCGATTGTTGCCATAATAAAAGTATCCTGGAGGGTAAAAAGAATATCAAAGTCATATTTGGTATTTCTAAGTAGGTCAAGAAGCCGCTGTCGTCCGTAAACGTCATTTTGCTTGTTATAGATAGCGGGATATATTTTGTATGGTAAATCATGGGGGTCGCCAAAAAAATTAATTCCTACTACAGTGATATCGTATTTTCCAGTATCATGAAGACGCTTTAATATATTTTTTGCTACTGTTCCAAATCCAGTTGAGCAAGTGGGTGAGTCTCCGAAAAAGAGAAGTTTTATTTTATCTTCCATTTGGTTTTATTATTTTAGATTTATTAGAGTTGGTTATGAAATCAACTACTTTCTCCCAACACTCGGGACAGAAATCCCATTCGATTCCGTTGAGATTTTTGTCTGGCATTTCAATAACACCACGGCATCCGCCAATCTTCGTTGGTTGACCGTCATCATGTCTTGGTTTAAACTCTTTGTTGCACCCTGGAAAATCGCAACGGAATGTTTGTATAATCATAGTTTTGAGGAGGATAGCCGCCGAGCAAGCTGAGGCCAATTTTGCTTTGGCTAAGAACCTACTGTTGCTCGGCGACTATCTTTTGGAGCCACAACTCAATCCTCGGGCTTTCCTTATCTACGAAAACTCGGGAACCGTCATGACCGGCTATTATCTTAAAATTATCATCCTTTATTATTTGGCTCTCTACTAAAACATCTTGGATTCCTTCATAAAGAGCAGAGATATCTCTTTTAATATTGTCTTTCACAAAAAAGTGGCATTTCAAGATAATCGGGTAATCAATTCCGTCTGGTCGGTCATAATTCAATCGCCATTTCCCCCGAGAGCTAAGTCCAAGTTGCATCAAAGTATCTTTCTTCCAAGCAGTGTAGTTGGCGGAATAAACAACGATTGTCCGCTTTAGGTAATTATGCCATATTGTCCTTTGGCTGTTCTTTTTGACATAGGGATTACCGTAGATTATGATGTGAAAAATTTCTTGAGACATCTTTTATATCTTTATCTTTGTTATTGAACGGATATTTGTAGTATTTTTCTAGCATATTAGGAACATCTCCCAATGGTTCATAGCCCCATTTCTCCTCAAAATATTTCTTGTTTCCTCTAAAAGCTTCCGCCACTATCAGTTTCAGATAATCATTTTCTTCCACGGTTTTCGAGGCATAGTGAAAATATATTGCAGAATTTACTGAGACAGCTTTTCCCCCCGCTAAAGCTATGCGAGCATGAAAATCATTATCCTCGAAGTAAGCAATGAAATAGTTTTCATCAAACCACCCAATTTTTTCGATTGTATTTTTGTCTATCATAAAACATGAGAAATCTGGATGTTCGTTATCTGGTTCATCCTCGACATAATCAACATATTTTTCCATCATTTCTTTTGGCTCGTTTATTCCTTCGTGCTGGTTTACTCCTGTAGCCATTACATATTTTCCCGTAAGTATTTTCTTGACAAGATTATCAATGGTGGTCGGAGATAATATTAGGTCGTTATTAAGCACTAAAAAAAGAGAACAACCATCTTTAATCGCTCTCTTTATCCCAAGATTCCAGCATCCAGCCAAACTGGAAACTTCAGGGTCTTTATATGAAATTATGTCAGGTCGAGTATCAAGCCATTCTTTTGTCCCATCAGTAGAACCGTTGTCGATAAAAATTATCTCATGCGGATATTTAGTCTTAATACTGTCAATTGTCTGCTTGGAATATTCCAGGCAATTAACAGCGACTGTGATAACTCCTATTTTTGGCTCCATGATTTTATTTTTTTACATCTTTAGAGTCCAAGTCAAACCAATTTAATTCTTTCACTTTTATGTTCTTGTCAGCAATAATTGTTGTCCCGTCTGATTTTTCGATAATAACATGGGTGATATGAGCTTTCTTCTTTTTATCTTTTTTCTTTTTCATAATTATAATATTAAATCTTATGTTCCGCAAGGACACTCAAAATCCACCAGTCAAGAGCAACTTTATCTTTTAATTCCTTGGGCATGTTATCGGCGGTTAAACGGCAATAACCGTATCCTTGCAATCTATCCGTAAGTTCATCCCAGTCGTAACACCAGCGGTGATAATCGGCGGTTGAGCCATGGAAGGGACCAGTCATGTTGACTGCAAAAATATAGTGCTCGATATCATGAGTTATATAGCGTTCTGCCAAAGCTCTGGCATCGGGGCAAGTTATCACCATTTGTCCTCCAGGAGAAAGACACCGCATCCATTCCTGGATGATATCTTTCACGATGGACATTTCAATATGCTCGATACAATGAGAAGCAACGATAAGGTCAAAGTGCCCGTCTGGATAGGGCAATGGTTTGGTAATGTCTTGAATCAAATTGACTTTACCGTCTCTGTCGGATAAATCGCAATTTATCCATTTTATCGCAGGAGTTGATTCAAATATTTTGTCTCCTGCCGCTAAATTTATGCCTCTCTTCATATATTATTTTCTGATTAATCCATGGGTAATTTCAGCAATAAGAAAAAGGAATATAATCGAGAGAATCCAGTGGTCATACATGAAACGGATAAGTTCCATATTATTCGTAATAAATGTCTAAACCATATTTGGTCTTGGCCGCCGAGAGTTCATTGAGTAATAGGTCAGCTCCTACACTGGGCTCGCCTCTCGAATTGGTTATCCCGCAGTGAAGTACCAGTTTTTCCCGAAGAGCTACGCATAACTTTCCATCTTTTCTTATCCTTTGGCACATCTCCCAGTCTTCTGAGTTCATGATACCTTCATGCTCAATGAGGCCGTAATGCATATAATCTTTCGTCTTCATAAACCAGGAGTTTCCCGAGTTGGCATCTATCGTATAGAAATCATCTTGTTTTTCCATAAGGTCTCCGTTCTCTTGCAGAAACGGATGGCAGTAAGGCCCGATGATGGTCAGGTTTTTGTATCCCTGGTTTTCTTTTAGGTCAATGCATTTCTCGAGCCATCCAGGGAGAAAATACATGTCGTTGTCTGTATGATAAACATATTTGTATCCTTTCCGTTTAGCGATTTCCATTCCCAGGTTTCGGCAAATGGATGGAGATTTGAAATCTGTATAAATACTATGTTTGGCTACATCATATGGATTTACAAATCCATGGTTATGTGGACCTTTATGAAAATCTATTATCTGACTTCCATCATCAATAATTATTAAGTCATACAATTCTTTGGGCGTGTTCCAATACAAACTTTGGATTGTTTGCTGGAACAATTTCGGCCTGTCTTTGGTTATGGCGATTACGCAGACTGGTTTCATGAAAGTGCTCCCGCAGGGAGCAAGAATGCTTATTCCCTGCGGGATGTTTGGGCAAGAAGTTCTCTTGCTTGAATAATTTCTTGCTCGGTCATATAGGGAGTCCTGACGTGGCACTGGTATTCCCCACTGCGGCCCTTGTACCAAGTTGATTCGGTAAAGGTAAGCTCGTAATTCTGGGGATTTTTCCAAATGTCGGTTCCCTTGTAAACCGAGAGAATACAGATGTCCGCCTCATTTGGCTGGGTTTCTTCCAGGAACCGCCGAGTTTCCTCGACAGTATCCCAGGATTCACCAGGTAATCCCACAATGAAGGATGCTTTCGAGCGTATGCCCGCTTTACGCATCATGAGTATCGCTTGGCGATTTTGCTCGACTGTCTCCCCTTTTCTGATGTTGTCGAGGATTTTTTGGCTGCCGCTTTCCACGCCGATAAGGATTTCGTGGCAACCGCACTGTCCCATGATATCAAGCAGTTCCTGGTTTACCTGGTCGGCTCTCACAAAACACCGCCAGGCAAGGTTGAGTTTCAGAAGGCCGTGGCAAATCTGGCGGAGTCGGAATTTGTCAATGGCGATAGTGTCGTCATAAAACATTACCGCCTCGAATCCCATCTCCTTAATTTCCCCAAGCTCAGCCACCACGTTTTCACTACTGCGAAGATAGACTCCCCGCCCCATTACCGCTCTTGAACAGAAAGAGCAGCGTCCCGTGCATCCCCGTGAGGTGATGGCGGTGGTCGCTTTCTTTCCGTCAATGCGGTAGTCGTATTTGTGGGCTGTAGTCCTGTCGGGAAAAGGCAAAGAATCAAGGTCCACTATCCGCTTGGCGTGGATAAATCCTTTCGGCTTGTTGCGGACGATGAATTCAATGACCTTTTCGGCTTCTCCACGCACCACTAGGGAGAATTTATCCCTGAGGTTTTCGTGGTCAATGGAGGCGTGTGGACCTCCGAGAACAGTGTAGGATTCTCTCCTTAGAGCTAGAATCTCGCTTTCCTGGGGCGTTGTGCCTGTAATATACAAATCACCCCCAGGAAGCTCTTCTCCGAGCCCCAAATCGCAAATTTGGGATTTGATGCCTTTCTGCTTGAGGACTGCCACTAGATAAAAAATTCCCAGTGGAGGCATCGTGTCTTCTCGAATAAGAAAAGGACTCCGGGGATGGACAAATGTTATCACTTTTCACCTCCTATTTGACTGAAAGTAGATACCTGTATTCTCCACCCAGCTCGTCCTTCTTGACAATTCCAAACCCTGCTTTATAAAAGAGCTTTTCCCACATGAGAGTTGATTGAATATAATAATGGTCTGGATTTTCTTCATAAGCGGGTATTCCTCCCAAAGCTGCGGGGACTGGAATTTGGAAATAAGCGTAATGAGTAGTTACTCTGGCTATCTCGAACAGCACTAGTAGGGGACAATAGGCATGTTCCAGGACATTTATGCAAAGCACTAAATCGAACTGGTTGTCTCCATAATCCAGAAAATGCATGTCCATGTCTTTTATGTTGTGGGTGTTTTTCGTGTTAGTTAAATCAATTCCCTTGTTGATTCCTTCCCATTCCGCCACCTTGTCTTTTAGAAGTTCGTAGCTGACACAATCTCCTGCCCCAACATCTAGCACTCTGGTTTCATGGTTGATAATTTCATCCAGATAATCCTTGATGATGGTTTTTGTCCGTGCCATCACGCCAGAATAATCACCCGCTCCTCGGATGTATTGCTCCAGAAAATTTGCCATGTTTTTCACTTTTTGTATATCCTCCATTATTTCGGTAATTGAGGTAATTTTCTTTATATTAATTTAATTTTTTGCAAATATAAATATTATTATTTCCAACCTTTGCCAATCTCAATATTGAAAATTCAGCATCATTTATTAATTTAGTCCATTCATTAGCATTCATTGTTATCTCATTAGGCTGGTCTTCGTGCGTCCAAAGTTCGTTTGGTGCATAAATATATAAAATTCCTGTCTGATTTATTATTCTATTAATTTCTTTTAATGCCTTTGGAATATCTATTACATGTTCCAATGTTCCTATACTTATTATCACATCAAAAAAATTATTATCAAAAGATGTTTTTTCTATATTATCCAAACTTAATTTCGATTTAAATGCTCTTTTTTTCGCTTTTTCCAGTCCCTCCTTAGAAAGTTCTATTCCATAAGAATCCATTACATCTTGAGCAACTTCAAGAAAATGTCCAGCTCCAAATCCAATATCTAATAATTTTTTGTCATTTATATAAATAAACTCATGAATATTATTTAAATGGTCTATTATATCTTCTTTCGGAGTAAACCATCCATCTCCCATTTCTTTATATTTATTATCATACCACTTTCCTATTTCTTCTGATGTTTTTAATGAAAATAATTTACGCATACATTTTTGTTTTAATTAATTCACGGTTCATGAAAAGATTATATCCAATTATTTTTTTCCCGTTGCTGTCGTAGATGTCTTCAATTAAAACAGGTAATTTTCCTCTTCCGTATTCATAGAAAGGCGGATGAGCCTCTTGATGGACCTGCTGTTTTGTTTTTCCAAAACCAGTTGCCCAGTCTTCTCCAACATCGGTTTGTCCTCCGATATGATTAATATTAAGCGGAATCAAAATATTCTCATATCCGAATTCAAGCGACTGAAGAGAAAGTAGGTTGTCATAATTGTGATGGAACTTAATTTTCCCCTTACCTCCGAAGCCCTCTGTTTTTTTAAGCAGCTCCGCTTTCACTGCTATAAAAAAACCGTCAAAGACGGCTACATTTTCAAAATTATTTTCCATATTGCGGAAGCCATGAATTTTTTTATCCAT